CGTAGCTACCGGTGAGAGCTTAGGCAATGCTATCTTTAACAGCGGTATGCAGGTTCTTATTGATGACTTCCGAAACAACGGAACCTTTAGCGAAGCGTTGTTGGACGGTGTAGGAAGCTTAGGTGATATGCTGGAAGAGTGGGGTACAGCATTAGATGACAGTGTATTAGCGCCCTTCTTAGATACAGTAGGTGACGTAGCTGATGCCCTACCTCTAGAAGAGATTATTAACGGTTTCTCTGACATAGCAGGTACGTTAACTGATGCAGTAGCTGACGGTTTAGGTGCAGTAACATCTGGAGTACTAGGCACTGTAGGTGCTCTATTGCCCGAAGGTGATGCTTACATCGTGAACGCATTTGACGACCTAGCCTCTACTACTGGAGAGTCTATCGAATCTTTGCTGGCGTCAGCTAACCTGACTTTAGCTGATCTGATGGAAGCTTCTGACGCAGAGTTGATAGGTATGTACAACACTGTCAACGAACTAGCAGGACACGTAGGCGACCTTATCGGTGGTGGGGAAGGGTCTATTGATTACCTCTCAATCATTGCAGAAGCGAACTTAGGTTACTTGTCAGAGGCCACAGGACTAGCTATAGAAGACTTAGTTAACGGTGCTGGTTCTAACTTACAAGATTTAGCGGATGCTACAGGTGTAAGCATTGAAGACTTACTTGCTAACGCTGGTACTAGCTTAGAAGACTTAGCTACTGCTACTGGGCAATCCATTGATGACCTCGTAAGTGGCGCAGGTACTAGCTTAGAAGACTTAGCTACTGCTACTGGAGTTTCTATAGAGGCTTTGCTGTCTACTTCAGAACTGAACCTAGCTGAGTTACGTGACCAAGCCTCTAGCGACTTAGTAGATTTATCCTCAGCTACAGGTGCGAGCATTGATGACCTTATCAGTGGTGCTGGTACTAGCCTAGAAAATTTAGCTGAAGCTACTGGGCAGACTATCGAAGAGATGTTAGCGGCTTCAGGCACTAGCTTAGAAGAGTTAGCCTCAGCAACTGGGCAGTCTATTGAAGACTTAGTTAGCGGAGCAGGAGCAAACTTACAAGACTTAGCTGATGCTACAGGCTCTACCATTGATGAGTTGCTGGGTCAGACAGGTACAGCTTTGTCAGACTTGATTAACGAAACAGACGCAACTCTAGGTTCTTTAGTAACAGAAGCTGGTACATCTATTGACAACTTAGTAGGTACAGCGGCTTCAGACTTAAACAACCTAGCTAACACAGCCGCTACTATATTAGAGGCTCTTTCGTCTGACACAGGTACAAGCCTTGAAGAACTCATAGCAGGTACAGGAACCACCTTAGAAGCGTTAGCAAGTGCGACAGGGCAATCAGTAGAGGCTTTACTTGGGGGTGCTGAGAACAGCTTAGCTGACTTAGCTGAAGCTACTGGTCAGTCTATCGAAGACTTAGTTAGCGGAGCAGGAGCCAATCTAGACGACCTAGCTACTGCGACAGGGCAGACCCTTGATGAGCTACTGGGTGGGACAGGAAACGCCTTAGAAGACATGCTAAGCTCAGCAGAAGGACAGCTAGGTGACTTGGTAAGTGCTACTGGCGAGTCTATAGATGCTATCACTGAAGGTGTACAACAAGGCTTAGCAGACTTGACAGGTGCTACAGGCGAAGCCCTTGAGGCTATGCAGGACACAGCTCAAGCGTTCTATGACAGCGTTGAAGGACAGATTGACGACGCTATCAATCAGGGCGGCTCAGACTTCGGAGAGAACGTACTCAACCCTTTAGAGGGTATCTTGGAAGGCATTATGATTAGTGTCGGTGCTTCTAAGATATCTCAGGATGAGGGAGTCGCGGCACTACAGGTAGCTATCAATGCCTTACCTACTCGAACATCTGATGAGTTATTTGAGTTCATCGGCTCTATAGAAGATACACAGAAGATGGTTGACTTTGATGACGACCCTTTCAAACCTAACTACAATGGATTATTTTAATGACATATCTACAGATCGTAAACAAAGTACTTACTCGGTTACGTGAAGATACAGTTGCCACAGTAAGCGAGAACAGCTACTCAGCTTTAGTAGGTGAGTTTGTTAATGACGCACAGCGAGCAGTCGAGGACTCTTACGATTGGTCAGCCTTACGTACTACCTTGACTGTCAACACTGTAGCTGGTGTCTTCAACTATACTCTTACAGGCTCCCAAGATCGTATCAAAGTCTTAGACGTAGTTAACGATACCGATAACTTCTTTATGACTTATAAAGGTTCACACGATTTTAACAACTTGTTCCTAAACGCTGACGCCCCTCAGTCTGTACCTAGATGGTTTAGCTGGAACGGTGTAAACAGTGCAGGTGACTCAGCCGTTGATATCTACCCTATCCCTAATGGAGTCTTTGACTTACGCTTCAACGTAGTCCTCCGTAGTGGTGAGCTAACAGCGGACGCTGACGTAGTTCCAGTATCTAACATGTCTATTATTCAGTTAGCTACAGCCTTTGCCGCTAGAGAGAGAGGAGAGACAGGCGGTACTGCGGCACAGGAGTTATTTGCTATAGCTGACAACACACTGTCTGATGCTATTGCATTGGATGCGGCTCGTCACGGTGAAGAAAACATCTGGTACTATGTATAATGGCACAGCCTATTCAGAATATTACAGTCTCCGCTCCTGGATTTTATGGGTTAAACACCCAAGATAGTCCTGTCGGATTAGACCCTGCCTTTGCCTCTGTAGCAGATAACTGCATCATTGATAAGCAAGGACGTATCGGAACTAGGAAAGGTTACTCATATGTAACTACTAACGGCAATGCCGTCTTAGGCTCTAGTCGCGGTATAGAAGCAGGTATCGAGTTCACAGATAGAAGCGGTGATGTGTACGCTATAAGTGCTGGTAACTTGAAACTATTTAGTGGGTATGAGACATTGGTTGATATTACACCAGCGGCTTATACTCCTACAGGTAATAACTGGAAGATGGTTAGCTTCAACAACCACATCTACATGGCACAGCGTCAACACGTTCCTCTGATTGGTAGTGACGAAGCTGGTACGTTTGTACTAGAGACACACACTACTCACTCACACTCGACAGGCACTATGCCACAGGCTAATGAGATTCTGGCGGCTTACGGTAGAATCTGGGCGGCTGACATTGTAGATAATAAGTACACAGTATATTGGTCAGACCTTTTGAATGGTGCTGGTTGGACAGGAGGCACTACAGGCTCTATAGACTTAACTACTGTATGGCCTACAGGCTTTGATGAAGTAGTTGCTTTAGCGGCACACAACGGCTTCCTTATCATCTTTGGTAGACGCTCTATACTAATCTACTCAGGCGCAGAGAGTCCGTCTACAATGGTATTAGCAGACGTTGTAGCTGGTGTAGGTTGTGTAGCTAGAGACAGTGTAGTAGCTACAGGTACTGACTTACTCTTCTTGTCAGATCAAGGTGTTAGAAGCTTTGCTAGGACGATTCAAGAGAAGTCTATGCCGATGCGCGACATTAGCAGAAACGTGCGTAGCGATATTATTGAATTAGTACAACAGCAAAACAACCCTATCAAAGCTGTCTACTCAGCTAATGAAGCTTTCTATTTACTAAGCTTCCCAGACTCTAACATAGTCTATTGCTTTGATATGAGGACACCTTTACAAGACGGTTCACACAGAGTAACTACTTGGACAGGAATGAACCCTCTGAACTTTCACGTTACTCTGGATGCTTTGCTGTACATTGGCGGCACCAACGGTATTGCTTTGTACACAGGATTCAGAGACAACGGAATCAGTTATCAGCAAAGATACTTCAGTAACCCTTTAGACTTCGGAACCTCTACTAACCTTAAGTTTCTTAAGAAGTTTAACTTGACAGTTGTAGGTGGTGGCGGTACTCAGGCTACTCTAAACTGGGGTTACGATTACAGCACAGCCTACTCTAAGCAGGTGTTCACCTTTGGCTCTAGTGCAATAGCAGAGTACGGAGTTAGTGAGTACGGTATAGGGGAATACACAGCATCTGTATTAATAAACACACCAAAGGTAAACGCTTCAGGTAGCGGCACAGTTGTTACTGTAGGCATTGAAGCGCAGATAGATGGCGCTGGTGTTTCCATTCAAAAGATTGACATACACGCATTACTAGGGAGAACTATTTAATGTCCAGCTATACTAAAACAACTAACTTTGCCGCTAAAGATACTCTGACTACTGGCGACCCTAACAAGATTGTAAAGGGTTCGGATATAGGTGCAGAGTTTGATAACCTAGCTACCGCTGTAAACAGCAAAGCTGATAAGGAAAGCCCCACCTTCACAGGTACGGTTACTCTTGCGGCTCTCACAGTATCAGGTGCTATCGCTGGTGGAACTATTGATGGAGGGACTTACTAATGTCTATAGATACTAGCGGTTTATTTACAGATATCTTAGGCGCAGGTGCTAACTACTTTGCCAATAAAGATACTATGGGTAACATGCGAGCTGAAGGTCAAGCGGCTCTTGATATGTCTGCGGCATTAGGTCAAGACGCTGTAGCTAACTCAGCCTTTAAACCTTTCACTGTCACCTCTAACATTGCTAACACGCAGACTACACCTGAAGGTGGTATCAATATAGGTTTGTCGGGACAACAGCAAGGACTTCAGAATACAGCTTTTAATACTGCTAGTGGTTTAGGTCAGAGCATTGGTAGTAACTACAACCCTATGACAGCGCAGGTAGGTAGTCAAGCTATGCAGGGCGCAGGTGGTTACATTGGCGGCTTAGGTCAGGAAGATCAGAACATTAATGCACAGCGTTTTGCTATAGGAAACATGTTCGGCAACCAAGCTGGGCAGTACGGACAACCTACAGGCTTTGAAGGCTTGACACAGGCTGGTTTGCAAGGCGCGCAACAGCAGATTGGTGGCGCTCAACAGCCACAAGACTTGAACGCTTTACGTAGTGGTTTTGGTAACATGGCTTATCAAGGTCTAGGTGGTCTAGGTCAGTCTACAGCAGGTCGTGAGCAAGACGTATACAACTCAATCAGAGCTACACAGACTCCTGATGAGTACCGTCAACGTCTAGCTTTAGAAGAGCGACTGTTTAGTCAAGGACGTAGCGGTGTTAGTACTGATGCCTATGGCGGCACACCTGAACAGTTAGCTATGGCTAAGGCACAAGCTGAAGCGCAGAACACAGCTTCTCTTATGGCTCGACAGCAAGCACAGGCTGAGCAAGCACAGCAGTTCCAACAGACAACTTCAGCGGCTGGTACGGCTGGTTCACTAGCGGCACAAGCGGCTGGTTTAGAGTCTCAAGGTATTGCAAACGCAGGGCAGTTAGCTAACATGGGTATCGCCAGCAACCAAGCAGGTCAAGGTACTGAGCAACAACGCATAGCTAACCTTCTACAATTACAGCAAGCAGATCAACGTGCGGCTTCTACACAGCAGGGTCTCTCGCAAGGTAACTTCAACCTCGGTGCTGGTCTGTTCGGTTTAGGTTCTCAAGCACAAGGTACACAGGCTGGCTTAGTCGGTCAAGATATTCAGAACCTTCAGCAGATGATGCAAGCTGGTTATGCTCCGAATCAACAAGCTCTGCAAGAACTCGGTGGCGCTACTAACATCGCTAACATTGCAGGTACTGGGGCTAGAACAGGCGCTCAGTTGGCGGCAAGTTCTGGCTCTCAAGGTATTCAAGGTTACTTACAAGCTCTACAGCTAGAGAACGAAGCTAAGGCTATGAACAACCAGAACTATATGAACATTCTAACAGGTGCTAACAACGCTAAGAGTGATGGCATACTAGGTAGCTTAATAGGTGAAGGTAGCATACTAGATTCATTAGGCTATAACGATGTTGAAGGCGACACTCCACAGTGGATTAAAGACTTAGGCGGCATCTTCGGATTCTAAAGGAAACTATTATGGCAAGTTTACAAGGATTACTAGGCGGCTCTTTGCTACCTGAACAGACTCGACAAGGTTCGCACAGGGACAACATGCTAGGCTCTATCGCATCTACAGGCGCAGGTATGCGTCGTGGTTTAGGACAAGCGGTAGGTATGGATGCACGTACTGACGGAGAGAGAGCTAAGGAAGAGTTAGGCAAGTTAGACCCTAGCAACCCAGCAGATCAAGAGAAGATCATAGCTTTGGTAGCACCTCTCGACCCTGTGAAAGCCCAAGAGATGCAAGCGCAGTTCTCTAAAGACAATGCAGAGATTGACGCTAAGGATAAGTTAGGTGGGGCTATGTTGAAGATGGCGCGTGATCAAGGTAATACACAGATTGAAGAATGGCTCTTAGCTGGTGGCGATATTAAGACAGCGGCTAGTACGTTGCTTAAGAAGACTACACCACAGGCTGTAGCTACTATGTACTTAGATGGTAAGTCAGTACGTACCTCTATCATCAACGGAGTACTCCACTACGCTTCAGAGAACGGTTGGACAGAGGTTAAGGACGACGATAACCTAACGGCTACTGCACCTAAAGAGACTAAGCCTAAAGAGACTAAGACAGCTTCCCTTACGAAAGATGACAGAGAGTTATATAAGTCTTACTTTGAAGAGGATGAATCACTACAGTCGGCTTATCAAGAGAAGGGTACTCTCTGGGGTACTAACGATAACGACAATAAACGACTTCAGATTGAGACTAGAGCTAAAGCTATCTACACCAACAACCCAGAACTAGGTCAGTTAGGTGCTTTGAGACAAGCTGTAGAAGAAGCAGGTGGTGTTATGCCCCAAGCAAAGACTGCGAGAGCTGAACAGGTTGCTGACAACTTCGCAGACGCTTAATAGAGAGGAACGATGATGGACGACAAGTACACATTAACACTCGCAGATATAAACGGCTCAGAGAACTTACGTGCTAAAGGCGCTCTAGCTGGTGACACCATAGTCGGTGGTAAACTGTCTCGCGTATTCTCTGAGGAGGCAGACTCTACAGTTAAAGGTTATAAGCTAACACAGGAAGACGTAGATGGTTCAGCTAACCTTACAAGCAAAGGCGCTGTAGCTGGTGACAGAATAATCGAAGGTAAGTGGGTTAGCTCTGAGAAGGACAACGCATGGACTCAGTTTAAATACGGCTACGATAAAGCTGGAACCCTTATATCTAACACTGCCGCTTTCTTAGAAGCTAAGTTCCCTATAGGCGAGTTAGTTATAGGCGGTGATAATAGCTTCATAGATTACTCTAGTCCTGATGAGCTACATGGTGAAGGTTACTCTGAAGCTACACCTGATGAGCGAAGGGAGATGTTAATACGTGAGCGAGAGAGAGCCTTACAAGAAGAGTATGGTCAGTTCTTTGAGGAAGATGAAGCTGGCTTAGCTGGGGGTGTTGGCGGCTTTGTAGGTTCTATGGCTGACCCTACTTCGTTGATACCTGTAGGTTCTGGATACAAAGCTATGGCTCTAGGTAGTGCCGCAATCGGTGGTGCCTTTAGTGCCGCTGAAGACCTTGCACAGACAGGTGAAGTTGACCCTGTTAAAGCTGGTATAACTGCACTAGCTTCTGGAGCCTTAGCACCTGCTACAGTCTTCGGAGCTAGGGCGGCTGGTAAAGGTATCTCTAAGACAGCTCAAGCTACTAAGAATGCCGTTACTAAAAGAATAGATTCTAGCGCTACTAAGGTCGTTACTAAGGCTCAGAAGATTCTCGATGATGTTGTCGCTAAAGGCGGCACCGTAGACGCACCTGCCATAACCTTGAAAGAGGCTGGGCTAAACCCTGCACAGGTTGAAGCGGCATTAACACGTACTGGTGGTAAACTCCGTGTCGCACCTACAGCCTCTCGCGCTCAGCGCGCATTAGACAACACCATAACACGCGACAGCACCATAGCTAGACAGGCTTCTGAAGTTTTAGATACTTACTTAGGTACTTTGTCTACCAGAGTAGGTAACATAAGCCAGCGAGTTAAAGGTCGGCTCCGTGGTTACGAGTTCAAGACACACGTAAGAACACAGGATGCATTGAAGACTGCTGAACCTTTCCTTAAAGGTATGAGTTCCTTAGCGGAACCTGTTAAGAACCGTATCGGCTTGCACCTGATGAATGGTCGCTTCGATGACGCTGTAGTATTGATGAGACAGCAAAGCCCAGAGACTGCTGATGTGTTTGAAGCGGCTGTCATACCTCAGCTTAAAGATACAGGCGATGCTCTGAAGGCGGCTGGACACCAGTTGTCTGATGTACCTAACTACTTCCCTCGTCTTGTTAAGGACTTGAAAGGTTTAGAGAAAGCTCTAGGTCAACAGGAAACTGGTAAGATTGGCGATGCGCTTAAAGCCTTTGCTAAGACTAAAGGCACTACCGCTGATAAGCTTACCCAAGCTCAGCGTACTGAGGTTACTGACTTGACTCTGCGCGGTTACCGTATGACTACTGATGGTGGTAAGCCTAAGTTTGTACAGCCACGTAAGATAAAGACAGTAGAGCCACAGCTACAGAAGTACTACGCTACACCTGAAGAGAGCTTAAGCATGTACTTGCGTGGCTCCGCTGATGATATAGAGCGTCGTGCGTTCATGGGTAGACACAACATCGTAGACGAAGCAGGGCAGACAGACGTTGATAAATCAGTAGGCTCTTACATCACTGAAGAGATAAGTGCAGGACGTATAAAGCCTGAGCAAGAAGAAGAGATGCTTGGCTTACTGAAGAGTCGTTTCATTGGTGGTAATCAGTCGGCTCACAAAACCAATACCGCACTAAAGAACCTCGGCTACATGGGTACTATCGCTAACCCTTTATCGGCTATGATACAGTTGACAGATAACGCACACTCTGCTACCTTGTATGGTCTACGTAACACTGTATCTTCTATGCTTGGTGAGAAGAACATTAAACTGGTCGATATAGGTCTAGAGAACATGATCAGTTCTGACATAGGCGCACCGACTACTAAGCTGGCAAGTGCTTTAGATAAGATGATGCGTGGTTCAGGCTTCACTACAGTGGATAAGCTGGGTAAAGAAACACTTCTTAACTCTTCTCTGAAGTTTGCACAAGCATCTGTTAAGAACCCTAAACAGTTCGCTAAGTTTAAGCAGAAGCACGAAGCTATATACGGTGACGAGTTCCCTTCACTGGTGCAGTCTTTGAAAGACGGTAACGTGGATGAGAATGTCAAGCTGTTTCTGTTCAACGAGTTAGCTGATGTACAGCCTATAGCATTGTCAGAGTTTCCACAAGGCTACCTTGATAACCCTAATGGTCGTATACTTTATATGTTGAAGTCGTTCACGTTGAAGCAGTATGACATCGTGCGTCGTAACATAGTACAGGAATACAAGAAAGGTAACAAGAAAGAAGCTATGAAGAACGCTACCTTGCTTGCTAGTTACTTGACCGTAGCTAACGTAGGTATTAAGACAGCACAGGATATGATATTAGGTAGAGAAGTACACCCTGAAGACTTGAAAGGTGATGCTTTGTGGGCGTTGTTAGGTGTGTTCGGAATGAATGAGTACACTGCTGATCGTTATGTTAAACGTGGAGACATTAAAGGCGCTATCATTAATCAGATAACCCCTGCCGTTCCTCTCATGTCCACAGCGCTCCAGTTAGGAAAAGAGTTACCGAAGGATGACCCAGACTTAGGCATAGCTCTAAAGGAGATACCTGTCATAGGTAAGCTAGTGTATAACTGGTTCGGTGGTGGAGCTGAGAAGCACAACGAAAGAGCTGAGAAGAAACGTAACCAGTAGTAAATCGTAGGCATAAAAAAAGCCCTATAGAGTTTCCTCTGTAGGGCTTTAGTGTTTCTACTGTGTACTTATATCCTCTACTACTATAATAATTAAGGTGAGGAGGGTAAACATTATAATCCCTGACATTACTCACTCGCCTCCAACTTCTTCTCTAGATGTGCCATAGCTCTCCAAGCCACCTGCTCCCAGTCACCGTCTAGTACGTGTCTCATCATAGCATCTAACTCGTCACCTGACTTGCTTCTATCCCAATGCAATGTCTCTGCTGTCTGACCGTGTTGTATACCACCTACTAAACTTACCTTAGCTACAGCGGCTATGGCTTTAGGGAAGTAGTTAATGAACCCAGTGTAGACAGGTATAGCTTTACGTTCTTTAGCGTCTGTAGGTAAACCACTTGCTGTGTGTGTAGGCTCTAAACTATGGTGTTGCTCAAGAGCTTCTTGGTAGTCTTCCATTGTTGTGTGCATACCTCGCGAAGCGTCCACAGGTTTAGCGAATCTATAGATATCACCCCACTTTCTACAGCCATAAGGGTACTCACTGTCGGCTCGGTAACGGACTATGAGAGTTGTACGAGCCTCACTATAGTCTGCCTCACCGTCTACTTCGTAATCGCTAACATGACACCAGACCTCTTCCTCTGCCATTAACCGCTCTATTAAGCTACTCATCTGCTACTGCCTCCATAAATTTGTCTAAGTTATCTTCGATTGTGTCTGGGAAAGCTCGCGCCAAAGCTTCGGAGTTTACCTCCAGAAGCTCTAGCAATTCAGTCTCTTCCATTAGGTATAGTTTCTCTAGCATCTCATCGTAAGTCATTAGCGTCCTACCTTATGCATGTAAGTATCTTTCAAGTACTTCAGAGACACTGGCATCTCATCGCAACCACCGTTCTCTACATCATTCAGCATCCAGATACCTCTCCAGCTTCCGTTAGTCTGAGGAGTTAGGTAGCCTTCTTCGTGCTCATAGAAGATACCAGCGAACAGTCCTAGCATGTTGACACCGTCGGCTCGTCTAGCGTAGGCAATGTCTCTGTCTTGTACGTGTCCCATCACACAGCTCATGTGCTTCTTAGACAGCAACGCTCTAGCTGAAGCTACTGGCCTACCCATGATGCCTGAAGTGAAGTAGTGACAGTAAGCAATACCATCAATGATGACTGGTTCAAGGTACGGTATAACTTCAAAGCCAAAGGACTCTAGCTTCAAGTCAGCGTAGCTCATAAAGCCTATGAGGTGTGGTTCTTGGTTGACAGTACGCTCGATACGTGCTTCGTGGTTGCCTAGTGTGAACACCAACCGTGGTTTCCATTGCTTATCTTTGTTGCGCTTGAGTCGTGCTTGTTCAGCCTCGATAGGTGCCATGAACCTACGCATAGCTTCGATACCACAGGCGATGTCGTTCTTGTATCGTCTACCTTCAAAGCCTCCAGTGCCTTTGTCGTAACTACTGAGTGATTCCATGTCGAAGTGGTCTCCGATGTGGATGATAACGTCAGGCTTCTTCTCTGCCGCGTAGTGTCCTGCACATTCTAAGTAGTCGTAGCTTGCTGGTGAACCTTTAACTTGTGTGTCTGAAATTACTAAGTGTCTCATATACTGTCCCCTTAATTAGAGAATGGGTTGAAGGTATCATTGTTCGGTGTAGGTGTTGGGCGGTTTACGTTGTCTCTTGCGACAAACTCGTAAGCGTCTGCATCGTTACCGTCACCACCTACCTCACCATCTGCTCCTAAAGTATACACAACCACACTACGTCCTCGCTTCTTGTACAGGTACTCACTACCATAAGGGTCTAGAGGTATCTCGCTTAAGTAGTCTGGTATTAAGACTGTCAAGCCTTTGTTATTGTTAGGATACTTGCGCTTGTCTAGGTAGAAGAACTTAACTTGAGAAGCTAACTGGCTTAGGTCATGCTTGGTACGTCCTTGCTCAGCTTTGTCTAGTTGGTTGAACAGGGTAGGCATAAACGCCCCTGCTAGTACGCCCATGATAGCTACAACGATCACCATTTCCAATAGTGTAAAACCTTTTTGATTCTTCATTTCCTCTTTCTCCGTGTTCGTTCTTCAGCCGTCTTAGCTGAGTGACAGTTATCGCAAAGAACTTGGTAGCCCTCTGCCTCTAGAAACATTCTCTCGATGTAAGTATTCCAGTCAACGAAGCCCACTTCAGGCTCCACTACTGGGTTGATGTGGTCAACAGCCGCGTTGTTACGTCGCCTCTTGTTACCCTCTTTAGGCGGTAGAGTAGCGGCACCTATGGTGTGACATTCAGCACACTCATACAGTCCTCTGCTTACTCTAGCCTCTGCCTTACAATCGTGCTTTACTCCCCACTTCCCATGCGCTCCTCTGAGTGCTGAGATAATGAAGGAACGGAAGCGCGCCTCCGTCCAACGTCCACCGTTTACCATTAGTGACTCCTTATGTGAGGTGACACCCATATCTCGCACTCGTTCCTGCGTAGGTAGAGTAGTCGAAGGTTCTCAATAACTCTTTCTCCACAGCCCATTAGCTCTACAACCTTATCGTAATACTCAATCTCTGTTACACAGTCCTCAAGAAGCTTAGCTGACTTCACCTTCCCGATACCGCGTACACCTATGATGTTATCAACAGCGTCACCCATAAGTACTTGGCGGTATAGGAAGTTAAGTCCTTCCTCTTCAGTTACATAGTAGAGGTCTTTCTTAGCGAAGTTATAGTGCCACCCTTTCACTTGATCGAAGTCCTTGTCTAGTGAGACTATGACGCTATCATCCCCATGTAGAGTAGCCGCGATAGCAATAGCATCGTCGGCCTCCTCGTCTACAGTTAAGATAGCGTCCCACTTAGTCAAGAGATGTTCACGTATTGCTTTAAAGTGTACAGGTTTCTCGCCCTTGCGGTTACCCTTGTAAGGCGCAGTAACCGCGTAGTCAAAGCGAAAGTTGGTAGAGCCAGTGAGATACAGATCGTAATTAACCTCTTCCCTGTTGCGTCTAAGCTGTGTGAATAAGTCCTCGATGAAACCGTTCAATCGACGTAGTGCCTGATCTTCTGGTAAGTCCTGAGTACTGTATCCGATACGGTAGACTAGGATATCTGCATCAATTAAAATCATAGGGCTTCGTCCAACATGTTAGTGGTTACTTCTACTGCACCTTCCTTAGCTTCGTACTCTACCATGTCGGTAATGACTACCTTAATTAGTGTAGCACTTACGCCCTTCTTACCTGCTGGATTCCTCCACTCGTACCCAGACAATACTACCTTAGCTTTAGTGCCGTTACCTACAGAGACACCTTTAATCTCGTTGCTGTCTGTATCGTACACGCGGATAGGATGTGTAGACTTAGCAGTGATAAAGTCACCACGATCTGCCTTGTTACGTACTGGAATACCCATCATCTCTAGTGCTTCGACAGCGGCAGGGCTAAGCTCTGACAGATCGACTTGATACTTACCAGATAGTCCGTTTACTTTGTCCAAGAAAGCCCAGTTAAGAGTAGTTGCAATAGTGATTGGTTTGTTGTTTGACATAGGTGTAGCCTCTTTAGTTTAAATTATGTATCTATTATAGCACAGTTGTGCTGATGTGTCTAACTTTAATGTGTCTCTGCCCAGTTGTTTCCTACTTTGTACTCAGCATCTAGAGGACACCGCATGTTGTAGTGTATGCCAGCGTTCTTGATTGCTCTGACTCCTGCCATACCTACAATGTCTACGTAATCCTCTGGTACTTCTATCTGAAATTCATCATGCACATTAGCTACGAATGCGTAGGGTATGCTGTGTGCCTTTAATGATTTATCCAGTAGTACCAACGCTTTCTTCATTACAATCGCTCCAGCACTCTGGAGCAAACTGTTCGTTGCCGCATGCATGTGTCTGATTCGTATACGTCTGCCATCTAGTGCAGGTACTGAACCTGACTCTGCTATCCTTCCTATCTTATCTCGTAAGGCTTTCAGTGCAGGTGTCCCATCGAGGAAGGCTTTCTTTAAACGCTTACCATCTGCTGAGTTACCGCCTACAATCTCACCGATCTTAGCATCACCTGCGCCATACAAGAATCCATAGATGAATGTCTTAGCTTGATCTCTAGTAACTAAACCTGCCGCTATCATGTTGGCAGTGTGAATATCACCGTCTAGTAGTTCGTCTATGTAGTCCTGATCTTGCATGTAGTGTGCTAACATTCTAAGCTCTAAGCCTGAAGCATCCATACCGACTAGCTTGTGACCTTCCTTGACTACCCAACAACTACGTGACTCGAAACCGTAACCACCTGCTAAGCCTTTCAGTACACCTTCTTTGTTGTATGCTACACTAGGTATGGCACCCATGTTAGGTGAGCTGTGTGTCATACGTCCAGTGATTGCTCCGTTGGTTGTGATCTTACCGTGTACTCTGCCTTTCTTACAGTGGGCTAACCAACTCTTGACCATGCCAGCTCTCATCGTCAACACTAAGTATTCAAAGATCACTGCCGCTTCTGGTCGTTGCTCTGCTACCCTTTCTAATACCTCCTCATTAATCTTGACAGCGCCTTTGTCTGTGTACTCAGTGAAGACTACACCGACACTCTGCAAACGCTTAGCTATCTGCTGTCGTGAACCTACGTTGAAGTGTTCTACGTTGTCCTTCAGTTGCTTACCTGTCTTCTCTGACCATCTCTCAGTCACAATGGCAGGGAACATAGCTTGTAACTCAGTCTCTATTGTCGCCAAACGTAGCTCAAAATCCATGTACATCTGCGTTGCTCTGTCAATGTCTAGCTTGAAGCCGTTGTCGTGTTGCTCTTGTATGATAAGAGCTACGTCATGCTCCAGTTGTATAGACTCGTCAGAGAACTTAGACTTCTTAAGCTCAGCTACCAAGTGACGGTAGAGTTTGAACGTCAGTGCTACATCTTGGTGGCAGTAGTCTATCATCTCTTGACACAACCCACCGTCGAAGTCAGTGAAGTCTCCTTTGTTATCACTGATACGTTTACCCCATGCCTTTAGACTATGACCACCCTCTACTGATGGATGGTATAGACGACTCATAAGCAACGTGTCGATCAACTTAGCAGGTTCAATGTCTACGTCCCACACTCTCTTTAGTACTGGAGCATCAAAGCCTATGATGTTGTGACCTATCACCTCGTAACCTTCGTCTATAACCGACTGCAAAGTCTCTGGTGCATAGTGCATCTCCGTTGTTCCGTCTTCGTACTCAACACCGCAACACCAGATAGTGCTATGCGCCATGTTAGTTTCAATGTCAAGCGTTATCTTAACCATACTGACTCTCCGTAGGGTCTAGTTCGTACACCTCAATATGAAACTCACAGCACTGTGTCCGAACATCTTTAGCTAACTCTTTGTCAATGTAAGTCTCTGCTTTACAGCGTCTTGTGAATACCTCGTCAACATCTCCGTTGCAACTCACTACAAACACTATGTTACCCATCATAATCTACCTCCAACTCTAAGTCAACCTCTTCTGTTCTAAGGTCGTTACGTTCTATAGTTATTACATCGTCTCGTACATAGGCGTAGCAGGTATTACATAGGTCAATAAACTCCTTAGTCTCTGCATGTTTCCGTGTTGATTCAAAGTCTGACAGTGCTACGTTGCATGATTGACATCTCATAGTGTATCCTCTCCGTTGGGTATCTCTACCATTCTACCAGTGTCGGCATTGAATAGCAATGCACTACTCTTACCAGTTGTTCCAGAGAACCTGTTCTTAAGGACTCTGATGTGTGTTGTGTTGCGCTCTGTCATATCCTCAGCCTGTCCGTTACGCTCTAAGCCGATCACCATGTCACTGATCTGTGCTATGCCGCCACTACCGCGAAGCTGTGAAAGTGACGAGGCCGCCCCTTCTTCGTGACCTTTACCGTCAGGTCGTTTAAGGTGTGAGACAATGAACAATGCAATGCCTGTCTCGCTGACCAACATACGGAGCTTAGTCATAATCTCATCCAGTGCTTTACGCTCGTCACCGTTGCTACCTGCTGATACCACAATACTAACGTGGTCTAGAAAAATATACTTACAGTCCAGAGCCTTCGCCATGTACCGTACCCTAGCAATGATGTTATCCACGCTGGTCGAACCGAAGTGGTCGAATAAGAATAGCCGTTGTGTACCCATCGTTGCTTGGAATGCTTCATATCTTTCGTCCTCTGTTGACTCAGTAGTCGGTAGGTGCAGAGGTTTGTTAGCCGCTAGTGACATCATACCTAGTGCAGACTTCCTAGCATTCTCTTCAAGGAACAAGAGTCCTATGTTGTCTGTAGTCTCCTGCAGGATATGCCACACAATCTCTCGTAAGAATTGAGACTTACCTAGTCCCGACCCTGCTGTCACTGTGACCAGCTCAGAGCTACGTATGCCATAGGTTAAACCGTTCAACTCATCCCACGGATACATCACTGCCGCCTTCTCTAAAGGCTTACAGACCTCATCCCATAGTGAAGCACCATTGATGATACCGTCTGGTACAAACCTCTCAGCCGCCCACCATGCCGCTGTAAACTCTCTAACCTTATCAGCTAGTAAGTAATCGTTAGCATCTTTGTAACCGTTGGTGTGCTTCATCACTGATGACTTACCACCGAACAACTCAGCCACTTCTCTTGCCGCCTTAGTTCCTGCCTCGTCTGCGTCAAAGGCTATGACGATACAATCGAAAGTATCAAGCCACTCATAAGCCGCCTTACAATCTGCGAGAGCACCACTAGCACCGTTCTTAATAGACACACAAGGGTACTTGCTACCTTGCATCTGATAAGCCGCCATAGCATCGAACTCTCCTTCGGTGACAGTAATGTATTTACCACCGCCTGAGAATAAGTGTTGACCGTACAAACCTGTGTCTGCTAAGGCTCCAATGTTGTAGAAGTTTTTCTTGGTGATCATCTCACCAGTGTCTTCGTCTCTCTCTGTAGTAGTGCCTCTAACCTTAGCGGCTACTGGTGTGTGTGCATCGTCTGGTTTATGGTAGCTAAAGTAAGTCTTATCTAAACCTGTAACTGCATCAACACCTACATAGCATCCGAATAGTTGGGCAGTTTTCTGTGTGATTCCTCTGTCTTTCACTGCTGTATATGTACCAGTGGTAAGTAGCATCTCTACTGCGCTAAAGTCCTGCTTGGGTTTGGGGGTGTAGTCTTCAGGTATTGTGATGGTAGCCTCTGATGATCGTGTAAACTTTCCACAACTATAGCACTTGGTACTACCGTTGTCGTTCACCACTAAAGCATCTGAGCTACCGCAATCAGGACAAGCCTGTTTAACTGCCGCGTAGTCTCCCATTAGTACGTCTCCTCTATGTCGGTTGGGTTGCCTATAGTAATTATAAAGCAAGCTAATTGTATCACTATTCCGCTGAAAGCACAACACCCCAGCCCTTCCTCATCTATGATCCAAACGGCTCGCGATGACGCGGCCTCCAGAGACAGACCAAGTCCATTCATAACATCTATGCTCCAATGATACCCGAATTTGTAATAGCTCATAACTTTTCCTCTATGTTAAATTTGTTGTAAGTTGTTGTAAGTTGTTTTCTACGTGTAGTCCAGACACTAGCTTAATTAGTCAATCAATAAACGTGACTACTTTATCCGTTCTGGTCACACTATAGAGCCGTGACTGACTAAGCCTGTCTGGTCACTGGAATGTCTTGATTTTCTAACCAAAATATGATATAATAAATGACTATGTAGTTAACATCAAAGCACTCTTAAGCCTCTAGCATTCAACCATAAGGATAATTATTAATGGTTGTCTCTTAAGTAACTTCAGAGTCTTCTTAGCTCTTAAGTTCTCTAGAGTCTTCAAAGTAGCAGAGCCATTACAACCCCTCCAATTACTAAGCCTGTTA